CTTCTCCTGCTGCTACAAGGGCTGCACCCTCACCTTCCATAGCTTTAATACCTAAAGCTAGTTTCTCTTCAGCAGCAGCTTCTGATTCCTGTATCACTCGTTGATTAAGGGTTTGTACTTTTAAATCTCTTGCATCATTAGCTGCTAGACGATTGGCATCAAATCTAGCTTGAGTAGCTTGTGCTTCTGCTACACCCTGTTCATAATCTGATACCCCTTTAGCAACTGTTAGTACAGCCATAGTAACTGGGTCACACATCTTGTATCCTCACAAATTCTAAAAAGGGTTTATTACCTACACCCCAAGTTTCATGCCGTTTGATAAATGTAAATCCTACAAACTTTAACCAATTAATAGCTACATTGTAGTTAGCATCACAGGCATTAGTTAGTATTGGATATTTATTATTAGTTTCTTTTACCCACTTAAGAGAACCTCGTAAGAAGGGGAGCCATACTTTAGTTATTGGTGGTGCAGTTAGAAGCCAAGGAATACCTACTGTATCATCAACTCCTACTACTCCATAAATACCAGCAATCTCATTTGTATCGGAGACAATAATAGTCCAGCATTCATCTGATTCATCTAGACCCTGCTGTAAAGCTTCCTTAACATCTCCATGTGAGGCAAGTACTTCTTCTGTGTCCTCTGGTCTTAGGTTTGTTGCCAGATGGTCAACATCAGCCTGAGTACTGGCTCTCACATGGACTTTCATTACATTCTCCTTGAACGCAGATTGAAGAAACCTTCCCATTCTGCTGATTGGAATATACAGGGTAAGTGACTATCACTTTCAATAGTTACTGATGTTTCACTAGCATGACCCATTACACCAAAACGATATGTTCCAGATTCAATAGCTGCCACATTCAAGATGTTAGCACCACTACCAACCACACGTCCTGTAAATGTACGAGTGTACACCTGACGCTTTAGTGGCCTTAGGACGACCTTAAAGAACCCTGTCTTGTTATATACAACCGCATAGTTTCTTAAGTGTAATTGTCCTGTGGTAATTGCTTTGTTCTCTTGTTTTAGAACTGGCTCAGAGAATTGGTATTTAAATGTAAATGGTACACCTGCAAATACTTTCTCAGAATTAGCTAACTTAGCTGCCACTTCTCCAAGAGTAATAACTTTACCTGTCTGGTCAATATAAATAACTGCTGCATCTGTATAAGGAATAGACGTTAAACCAGCAGTCTCTAGCATCACTCGCCTATCTAGGTGAATAGAAAAACTACCACTTGTATAATTAGTAGCTTCATCAACAGACAGGTTAATACGTTCTAGGAATAGATTTGTACCACGTTTGATTAGGATATAGATGTCTGCACGATTAAATGACATACTAATTACATCACCATCAAATACCCAACGTGACCATGAAGCCTGTAGTTTTTCCCTACCAGACCAGTAATACCTGTAGAGGTATAAAGCAGTGGGGTCATTTGAACACTGCACCAGCAGCATATCTTCATTAGATGATGCTTCAATCTTAGTTATTTCACCACTGAGATATTCAGGTACATGAGAAGTAATCTCATTAGCATCGTTTACATCAGTGTCAGTATCAACAAAGTATTCCCACATACTAGACCAAGCACCACGCTTAGAGGAAAAGTATACATACTTACCTGCTGCTGCTGGCTTTGCCAATAGGCTAGTCTCAAACTCTGTAGTGTTAGCTACGTTGACAGTCTCAGGGGTAAGTACAGGGTCTCCTGTTACTTTAAACTGAGTAAGGTCTGAGAAGAGAAGCAATGCCTCGTTAAAAGGTACAGCGTGTTTAAGAATACTAACTTTGTTTGAGGATACTGCTACATCAATAGGGTCACTATCAATGATGGTTAGTGTAGACTTACGAAAGAAATCAAAGTTTACAAACTCACCAGCAGTAGAGAAAATAACATTCTCATCTGCTAATACTCCTAGCCTGTTCTTATGAAAGAAAATATCAGCTAGTGTAAATCCTACAAAGGAAGGAAATGGGTTTGTATCATCATCACCAACAAGCCTGTTAGCATAACTAGCAGTGTCAAATGTAAAGTTTCCACTAGGTAATTTAGATAACTTATGTGGTAGTGTTGAAGCATCTAGAGAAATTTCTACATTAGAAGCTACAGTTTCTTTCCACACTCCATCAATAAACTTAACATAATAATCATCCTGCGCTTTTTGATTATCGCCTGATATTTTAATTAGAAAGTTATTTGGACCTTCTGTTGGTAGTTGTTTAAAGTCAGCGGTCTCACCCTTGAATACTTTGAGATGGTCATTACCATGTGAGTCACCAACCTCTACCTGAAAGTCTGTACTATCTGTAGATTGGATGTGGATGACTGAGCCATAACGAGTAAAGGTAACACCTGAAATAGCACTAGCATCACTAACTACTGTATAGTATGTTCCATTAACTGTGCTTGCAGAAAACGTATTTAAGTTCTCAGCAATCAAATCAGTAGATGCACCACGTTCAGCGTTCTGTGTATCTGTTGTATTAGCTTGTGTAGAGGACTTAGTAGAAAACTCTACTGTGCCAGTGCTTGCTCCTTTTGTAACCTTCAAACGATAGGTAGAAGCATAGTCAGCTTGTTTGACATAGACTAGTGCTTCTGGATTACTTGTGGGAGATACTGTAGCTGCTTTGGCTACTACTTTATTCTTATTAATAATGAAGGTTGCGTCAGCAATAGAGACAGCAGATAACTCTTCATTAGGATTTGTTAGTCCTGATAAGTAGGCAGCAGCATTATTAGTAACAGTTTTAGCTACACCATCTTTATCAAATACCCTGATAGTACCAGCAGTATCAATCACCATAGAGTAGAACTCATTCTCATCTCTACGAATAGTGTGAATAAAAGCTTTATCTAGGTTTGAGATAACTCCAAGGTCAGCTACGTGCTGTGAACTAGGACGCTTAGACAAACCTGATACAACGCTTGACAGTCCATTCTCCTGCAACTCAGCCTGAGTATTCAAGCGTAGTGAGGGTGGCTGCTGCGACACACCGTTAATTAGGTTTGGGATTGATTGACTGATGAGTGCCATTAGATTGTTCTCCGTCCCTGCCTATCAATAATACTAAAGGTGTCATAGTTGTCAAAGATGTTGTGGTCATCCGCTGCCTTGTCAAAGTCTCTTAGCTCTACAAAGGCACGGTTCTCATCCTGCTGTTGGAACTCATGTAGTGTTTGGGAACCTACTACACGGTCTTGGAAGATACGTGTAGCACGTAGGACAATATATCTTTTAGCTACCTCAGGTACATCATTAAAGGCTAACTGTACTACAACATCCAACGCAGCGTCTGTGCCTACATTAAATGTGTGGTTTGTCCTGTCATACATTTTTAATCCACGCTGTACTAGATTAGGCGAGTTAGCCTTAAGCGTGGCATCTGCTCTAAGAATATCAGCAGGTAGTAATATCTCACCTGCTAATGTCTGAGCGAAACTTTTATTTAATTCTGTGTTGAAGTGCCAGCCCATAGACTGTACTTCTCTGTCAACAGTATCTAAGATACTTTCTGCAATCTCAGCTTCAATAAGACCTGATGATAAGCTACTTACTGGTGCTTCACCAATAGAAGAAAGCATCGTATTGACTGCATCTAGTTTACTTGTTCCAGCCATGATAGCTCCTTACCATTTAACTTTATGTGACCAGTATTTTGCACTTAGTTTTGATTTTGGTTTACCTTGAGCATTGTGCCTAGCATAGTAGCTACGCTTACGTGCTTTATCTTTAGCTGATGTAGGGTTTTTTCCTGCACCCTTAACACCCTGCTGCCCAAAACGTATAAGTTTAATTTTTAAACCTTCTTTGGCTAATACCGCATGGGATTTAGTTTTGTGTTTAGGGGTGCGTTTAGGCTTATTATACCCTGCAAACTTTTCTCCACGGTACTCAATAGCCATTACTTTTTCTTTCCATACTTAGCCATGATAGCAGCTACCTGCTTCTGTGGCTTACCACCAAAGGACATCTTCTTGCCTGTCTTCTTAGCCGCAGCCTTGGCAGACGCAATACCTTCTTTGGTATATTTATATTTCTTTCCACCTACTTCTGGCATATCAAACTCCAATAAAAAAGGGAGTAGCCGTTAAGCTACCCCCTAGTTAATTATACCTCAGCCAGACCGATACAAGCAGCAGGACGCAGGACGTTATGCCCCATTGCGTATTTTGCTACCATCAATGTGCCTTGACGGTTAATTTGATATTCTGATTCCATACCAAGGTCAAGAAGCTTGACAGTGGCAACGGCATCTGGTGTGAATACAAAGCCACGGAACTTAGAAGCAAGAGCCACCATGTCTGCGCCATCTACGTTAGCAGTAGGCAGGTCATAGTGAGTAGTGCGTCCTGAACCAGCAGTGTTAGCCAGAGGAGCGTTGTCTGAAGTCTTACCCTCATCAGGATCAGCAGTTGTGAAGTTCTGATAAAGGTTAGAGACATTGGCGTGGTTTGACATGATGACAGGCATACCTGCAATCATTGGTACAGTTGCAGAAGCGATTGAACCTGCACCACCAAAGTCTTTGTTCATGTAGACAAGCTTGTTGCCATCAGTAACATCAAGCAATGCGTAGTACTGGTCAGGAGCCAGAGCTACAACTGCACCAGATGTATCTACGTTCTTGACATCAAACTCTTTCTTAGCGTCAAAGATAGCTTTAGCAATCTTAGCAGCGTCCAGAGAGTCAGCAGTAACTGTACCGATGTTGACGTTGTTTGTGAAGTCTTCTTCAGCAAACGCTTTGTAGTCTTGAACAAGACCAGCAGCACGTGTTGCGTTGGTTGACAGAGCAGCCTTAACAAGCATACGAGCTACGTTCCGATCAGCTTCGTTAGCTAGTGCGATACCAGCTTCCTTAGAGTAGATTGAACGTACATCGTAGTGGTTGATTGCTTCATCAATGTTAGCAATGAACTGGCTTGAGATAAGCAAGTCGTCAATTGTGACGATACGCTCACCTGCACGAATTGAACCACCAGTGATTTCATTTCCTGGGGTCAGGTATTCAGCAGTTGCACGGCCTGTCATTGGGAATGAAGCAGACTTACCCTTTGAGATTGTGCGAGTACGCACCTTATCCATAAGGACTTTCTTTTCTTCAAAAGCTGTTAGGACTTCGCCAGCATACAGCTTGAGAAACAGGTCACGTACGTCACCTGATAGGTTATTCTGGCCTTGAAAGCTTACGCTATAGGCCGGATTTGAAGCGGCTTGTGCCATTTTTAATTACCTCTTAGTAATGTTAATGTGAGTTGAAGTACACTCTGCATTACACTACATCCTTTCTCCAAGATTGTCCCTCGCAAGGGGTCAGGGGTAATCGTTTGTTATGTTTAGCTTCGTGTTAGGGTTTCCCCTTTTAAATACACCAGCATTGATGTACTTAAAAGGAGAGGGGATTCTTATACAACCCCCTCGCCCCATGCAACAATGTTAGAACAGGCTAGACCGTGCCAACTTATCAGCAACCTGCTGCCTGTAAGCGGGGTCTTTAGCGTATCTAGGGTCACTCATAGCCGCAGTTAATTCTGCATTGCTTTCAAACTTCCCGCCTGTGGATACTGCACTTGAATTACCTTGCATAAGGTTTGGTGCAGCCTCAGAACGATACCTAGCATTAAGACCTTGAATTGCAAGTCTAATCATATTAGGGTCTTGCGTTTCCATTACTGCATTAAAAGCATCAATCTCTGCTTCTGGTAGTGCATCTGCTGCCCAACCTACAAGCTCTTGATACTGTTCTGCTCCCCCTACTAGAGAGAACATTTCTGATTGGACTTGTTGTGACAGGGCATCCTGACCAGCAATCCATGCGTCAACTACTGACTCAGGGAAACCAGCTTCTTCCAAGGCTGCATAAGCATCCTCAGATAGCCCACCAAGTTCCATGTATTCTTGTTGAAGAACATCAAAGTCAATACCATTAGCCCCAAGTACCTCAGAGATTTCTGAAGCACTCTGGTTTACTAACTCTTCTGCATCAAGTTCTTCTTGTTCTTCTTGTTCTTCTTGAGGTTGGCCTAACTTACTCTCTAATGCAGAGTAAGCTTTAGCCATATCCTCAATTGATTTAAACTTTTCAGGTAGCCACTCAGGACGTTCAGCATCTTGTTGTGTGCCTTCTACCTTTTGTAGCATTTCATTAATATGCTCCTGAGATTCAGGGGCAGGTTCTTGATAAGTATTTACTGCATCAGCCATTTTTAACTCATACGCTCCATAGATTGTCTAACTTGGTCTGGGTCCATCTTACCTGCGATAGCTGGTGCTGCCTTCTGCAACGCCCCCATTCCTGCTTGTTCTAACATTTGTTGTTGCATCATCTGTTGTTGCATAGCTTGTTCTTGTGCCTTCTGTTCATCTGATTTAATCAGGCCAGAGGTATCAATACCAAGTGATGCTGCTAGGCGGTCAATGTAATCGCCTAAGTTCATCTCGCTTTGAATAACTTCAGGACCAAGAGGTTGAAGATACTGCAAGAATGCTGCAAGTTTATTCAAGTCTTGACCACGACCAAGAGCCTCAATACCAGTAACAACAGTAGGTTTAACACTGTCCTTTGGCATCTTAGGCATCTTGCCCTGCTTTGTTAGTGACTCCAATAGCAGGTTAATAAGTGGAAGCTGGAACTCTTGAGATAGGATGGAGTATACACCACCAAGAGCAGTCTCAAGTTCCTGCGCCATGAAGCGAACTTCTTCAGCGGTGACTCGTTCTGCTGCTCGTTGTACACTACTATTCAATAGGAAAGCAGCAGCAAGACGGTCATTAATCATACGCATAGTTTCTAAAGACACGCGGAAATCAGCGGCTTTAGCTACTTGTAGTGTAGAGACATCGTTAGCATCACCCTGTAGGAAAGCTCCGTTAGGTGCAGCAGACAGGTCTTTAGTCTTTGTTGTCCCATTAGGACGTACAAGAAACAATACCTTTGCTGATGCTGCGCTACCCTGAACGATAGCTTTAGTTAGAGCTTCTAGACTACGCAGGTCTCCAATGTATTCTTCAATGAAACCACGACCATAATCCTCACCATCAATACGTATAAAACGTAGAGGAATGAATGGGTTATTGTCAGCCTTAAACATACCACGTGAGGTCTCAACAATGATACCAGCTACCTCTTGGATAACTTCAAATCCTTTAGCAACTTTAGTCAGCCTTGTATAAAGGTCATAACTTTTGGCTGGTGTATCTGATGGCGGTATCTGTGCTTTGATTTCTTCAGGCAGTGTAACAGGAGCCATAGACTCCTTGGTAATAATCTCTAGTACATTGCCCATTGCATCACGCTTAACAACGTAGCGGTCTGGTCTGAATACTTTCATACCACCTTCTTTTGGCATATATACCAGCGCATTACCAGTGACGATAAGCAGCTTTAGTGCCTCAAAGGTTGGTACACGGATTGACTTACCCTCAATCTCTTGCATTGCAGCACGTTCAATACGTGCAAGTCCTTCTTCCACTTGACCACGATTATCACCTGCTAGTTGTTGCAAGTCAAAGTCATCAATAGTCAGGCGAAAGAAGGGGCTGTTAGGGGGCAAGAGAGCAAGCAATAGTTTAGATGCAAGGTTGTTTACACCTCTTGCTCCAATGCCTTGATATGGTGTAGCATAGATAGATGAACTACTATGTCCCTCGTCAGGCAAAAGAGTAGGAATAGTAAGCCTTGCTGCCTCACGGCCTCTCTCTAGGAAAGTGTCTCTCTCTCCTTCTAGTTGGCTGTAGCGTTTAGCTACTGTACCTACATCTTGTTCCATTTAGTATACCTCTAGTTTCTTTTTCTTGTACTTACTCAGTACAATCTCTTCAGGAGACATCTCCTCACCATCCTCAACAAAAGGCATAGTGGCGTTCTGGTCTATTTGATACTTAGACTTGCCCATCACTTCTTCTTCATCGTGGGGTTTAAATGTAACCGCACCCATGACATTAGCCTTTCGGGATGTTCAAGCCTGAACCGCCTTCACCACCTACTTGGGCTGCTGCTTGCTTAAGAACCAGAGCTTTCTTACCCTTACGTCTGCGTTTCATCTGTGTACCAGATGTTTCAATACCAGTAGGAGCATCTTCAGTCTGTTCTTTAGGCGCACCTGTACGTGCTTGTGCTGTCTGTGATTGTGCTGGTGGTCTGCGGTCTGTCTTATCAGTACCCGCCACAGTATCTTTAACTTCTTCAACAGTTTTCTTGTAAGCTTTTTCTACAGGTTCAACTACTGCCTTCTCAACCTTCTTGATAGTCTTCTTTACAGGACGCTCAAGAGGCTCAACAAGTTTCTTATCTACAAACTTGGTAGCTTTCTTAACAGCCTTCTTAACTTTTTTAGCTGGCGCACCCATACTACTGCCCCTTTGTTATCTGTAGGCCAGCACCTTCGCTGCCTGTTTGAAGGGAAGTATCCATTGCTGTAATCAATTCCTTCTTACCCTTGCGTTTTTTCTTGATACCCATCATAGGAGTTTCCTCCATGCCAACCTCTAAGTCGGGGGTCTTAGCCACCGCAGTCACTGGTCTAGCAGGAGCAGGTGGTGGGGTTGGCATCTTGGGTCTAAATAATCCACCCATATTAATCATCCTCAAAATCTTGGTCTTGTAATTCAACCAGTTTGTTTATCACAGATTGCTGACCCCTGAGGAAAGCTAACTCCTCAGAGGTTACTTGATTAAGCGGAAGTTTGTTAGGGTATAGTTCATATAACCTACGTAACAGTCCATCTGTGATATTAAAATCGTTACCTAATACTCTCATTTTTACAAACTTTCGCTAATAGGGGTACTTTAGATATCAACCAACTCACAAGCACCAGCAGTACAGGCTAGAGTTTGGCTACCAGAAGTAGTATCTTC